ATAAGGAGTACCGCGAACCATTCTTAGGTGGTGGTAGCGTAGCGATACATATTACTAAAAAGTATCCTAAGTTGGATATTTGGGTCAATGACTTGTATGAACCCTTGTATAACTTCTGGAGGGTTCTGCAGGATGAAGGTAATCTTCTATATGAAAGTTTGCAAGAATCAAAGTCTTTACATTCTGATGAAGAATCTGCAAGAGAACTATTTTTAAAATCAAAGAGAATTGTTAATGATTACACTGAATCAAATTTATTTCGCGCTAGTAGCTTTTACATTATCAATAAGTGCTCTTTTTCTGGTCTCACCGAATCCTCATCCTTCAGCAGACAAGCAAGTGTCTCCAACTTCTCAATGCGAGGAATCCAAAAACTCCCAGGATACACTCAATTAATTCAGAACTGGAAGATTACTAACTGGTCGTATGAGTCACTTCTTACTGATTGTAGGGATGTATTTACATATCTAGATCCTCCATATGATATTAAAGATAATCTTTATGGAAAGAAAGGAAGTATGCATAATGGATTCAACCATGATGACTTTGCTTCTGATTGTGATAGATACCTTGGTCATCAACTTGTATCATACAACTCCTCCAACCTTGTTAAGGAACGATTTGATGGATGGAATGGAGGTGAGTTTGATTTGACATATACTATGCGCTCTGTTGGTGAGTATATGCGTGAACAAAAAGAACGCAAAGAACTCTTACTTTTTAATTATGGAATTGAAGGACTGGCTTAACTCAATCAACTTTAACAAAGAGGACCTCCATGAGAACATTAGCTCTTACCCTCCATATATCGTTAATCGTTGTCTGTCTGGGCACCTTGATTGTGTCCTGTTCGCCAATGAGATGAATATGTATAACTTTCTTGATAAAGATATGCAATATTCGTTTTATCTAAATAGTCTGAGGAAACGAAAGAGGTTCTCTCCTTGGATCCGAAAGGATAAAGTCCAGGATTTAGAATGTGTCAAACAATACTATGGTTATAGTAATGAGAAGGCATCCCAGGCTCTGAAAATTCTGACAAACGAACAGATTAACTTTATTAAACAACGACTTGATATTGGAGGAATGAAATGAGTACGGTGGAACCAACAGTACAATGGTCTCAAGATCAGATGGTGGAGGTGCTCCTCAATGAACCTGATGATTTCTTAAAAGTAAGAGAGACTCTAACTCGCATTGGAGTTGCATCACGCAAGGAAAAGAAACTCTATCAATCCTGTCATATTCTGCATAAGCAGGGAAGATATTTCATTGTTCACTTTAAGGAGTTGTTTGCCCTTGATGGGAAGCACGCCAACCTCACTGTGAACGACGTACAGCGTCGTAATCGCATTGCACGTCTCTTATCTGATTGGGGACTCATTAGCGTAGTTAAAGAAGATTCTGTTACTGACATTGCACCTCTTAATCAAATTAAGGTGCTTGCATATAAGGACAAGTCTGACTGGGTATTAGAGCAGAAATATAATATTGGCAAGAAAACCAAACCACAAGAAGAAAGTCAATAAATAAAACTGAGACTCCTTTCGTGCGGTCTCTACAAAAGTCGGAAACCCTATAAAGAGGTTCGGTTATTACCGTACCTCTTTTTTTGTTTTTATTCTATAAATAAGTATGGATGCCTTCGGGGTCCACAAAACACAAACTCGCTTTTAAAGGAGCTACGAATCATGGGAAACCTTGCACGGTATACTGCTGCGGACCTGCCTGCGTTGATGGAACGCATAAATAGGAATAGCATTGGAATGGATGAATACTTCGATAGGTTGTTTGCTCTTCACGAAACAACCAAGAATTATCCACCATTCAATCTAGTTACGGTCAGCAACGTAGAATCGAGACTAGAACTTGCATTAGCAGGATTTAAAAAGAAAGAAGTAAATGTCTACACACAAGACGGAAAACTCTTTGTCGAAGGACAAAGGGAGGATACCGAAACAGAAACCACTTATGTCCACAGAGGAATGGCTCAAAGATCTTTCACCAGAACTTGGACACTGGCAGAGGATACGGAAGTTAGATCAGTTGAATTTGAGGATGGGTTGCTAACTATTGTTCTTGGTAGGATCGTACCTGAACATCATCAAAAGAAAATTTGGTTTTGACTAAATAACTTATAATCGGTATCTTGTATTAAAAGTATGAAAACGTTTAATCATTTTATATTGGAATGTGAACTTCGTGCTTGTGAGGATGAGGAACTACAAGAGGGTCTCCGTAAAAGGGTTGCTGCGGCAGCCCTTGGAACTGCATTAGCATTGGGTGGTGGAGGAGCTGCTAAAGCAAACACAGATATTAGCGGCAATGTAAATCTTTCTCGTGGAGCAGTTGCTGCAAAAACCACAGATGCCAAAGTCAAGAGTGCTGTTGATAGAGCAATTGCTAATCCAGGACAAGCACAGTCAGCATCTTCAGAGAAGGGTAGAATGAAGACCACTGTTAGTGGTGGCATTAATATCAGTGGTAGAATTGGTGGCGGTGGAGATAAAAACAACAATAAAGAAAAGAAACAGAGGCAGAAGGAAAAGGCAGAAAGAAAGGCAGAAAGACAGGCAGACAAACCACAACCAACTAGTAAAAAAACAACTGTAGAACCACCAAACAGGAACAGCAGACGAACAACAGATCCATCACCAAAACCTGAAGTATCAAGCAGATCTAAAGAACCTAGATTAGATAAACGTGGCCTTCCGTTTGGGGCAAAGAACAAATACAAGACCAAGTATAAGATGGCAGTACCCACAGCAACTGGTAATAAATCTGCTGGTGCTACTGCTGGGAATACTCAAGCATCTGGTGCAACTCGCCAGACTAAATTTAAAGCTGTTGGTACAAACAAAACTGGGGGAACTAATTATGTTAGAACAAAAATTGTTGGTGATCCTAAAGGTAGCGGAAGCACAGGAAATGTTGTCGGTTTGAAGAGGGGTACTAAGTTGTTTAGTCCTGGTGGTAGATTCTATGGTAAAAATACTCCATCAAGTGTTGGTAAACCATTTGATAGTAAAGGATTTAATAAATCTAGTTCATATACATCTGGTGGTGGTTTGAGTAGTTTTAAAAAGTAGTTTGGTTTTAATTGACATATGTGATATACTGAGGGTGATAAAACACCCTCTTTTTTATGGAAGTAATTACCGAAGGAAAGGTAAAAACTGTATACCAAGGTGATGATGCAGAGCAAGTCATTATTGAGTATCATGATAAGGTGACTGCAGGAAACGGAGAGAAGGAAGACCACCCTTTAGGAAAAGGATCTCTTTGTTGCAGTATTTCATCTATCATTTTTGAGAAACTTGCTAAAGAACTTATCCCAACTCATTATATTAATATGGTTGGTGCTAACAAGATGATCTGTAAGAAGGTAGACATTGTTCCACTAGAAGTTATTTGCAGGAACCGTGCTGCTGGATCTATTGTTCGTGAGACAACTCTCAAGGAAGGTTATCCTTTGCCACATCCTATTGTAGAATTTTTCTTGAAAGATGATAGTAAGCATGATCCTCTCCTGACACCAGACCGTGTACGTTTGATGGGATATGATCCTGAACCTTTCATTGAGATGACATTACGGATTAATGATTTCCTTCGTCAAATGTTCTACATCATGGGCATTGATCTGGTTGACTTCAAGGTTGAGTATGGATACACTGCTCATGGTGAGTTACTACTTGCCGATGAGATCAGTCCTGATAGCATGAGACTCTGGAAGATTGGTGGTGATGAGAGATTTGATAAAGATCTATTCAGAAAAGATGAGGGAGATATTGTTCCTGCTTATCGTCAGATCCTTGACCGACTACAACCCCTTGCAATCCAATGAACAATCTTAAAATCTACTGTCAAACTCAAGAAGATCAATCTAACATATTTGACTTTCTTTTTTATGAATATCAAAATGATATTAAGTATTCAACTTGGGAACCTGACGGTGATGATGAAAATCCAGGAACTTGGGGGATGTTCATTGATGATTTCCCGCCAGAATTGGTGGATAAGTTAGAGCAGTATCTTGAGGGTGAAGATTCTTGGGGACTTGATGAAGAAGTTGAAATAGTATTAGAATGAAGCACCAAATCCCTGACCGACTACAACCCCTTGCAATCCAATGATGAACGATAAAAAAATTATGAACTTGAAGACAGCAAAAAAATTGATGTCAAATGTTTCTTATAGTCAAAGTAGAAACAGGGTAAATAATCGTCCAGTCAAAGAAATTCTTTTGGATGAAGGTTTGTTGGTTAAAAAGTTTGACGAGCAAGATGGGAAATGTTATTGGTCTGGTTTGCCTCTTAAAGAGGAATATAACTACATCAAACATCATCCACTAGCAATTAGTGTTGAGCGTCTTGATAATCGACTTGGATATACTTATGAGAATACTGTTCTGACTAGAAGATTATATAATCTTGGTAGAATGGCGTTTCCTGAGGATGAGTTTAGAAAAGTCTTAAAAGAAATGAATACCGAAATTATGATGGAGAATGAAACACGAAATCCCTGATATCATTAGAAAGAATTCTTTTGATTGCTTCAAGAGTTTGAATGCTGCCGAGAGAGCAGTTGTTATGTTTGGTGAGGATGAGTATCGTAAATCATTAGACCTTGACAATGATGATGCTCCCTGTTGGAAGATCCCAAGTAAGGAATCAACAACCTTTGTTGGTTGGAACCCTATGTGTATCCCCACGATGGATTACATAGTATGGAAACTAAAACGTCGTGAACAAATTGCAAAAGGAGAAATTCATTAATGGAC